TCGTAACTTCATCGATGCGAAGAGCGTTATAGTTTTCATCATATAATATCGACATTACGAAAGCTCCTCCGGGATGCTCTCTTCCAGTGACGTGGCCATGGCCATAGACTGAGCTTTGGCAACAGTGGTCAAAGCCTTTCTAGTCATAAGGTTAATATCAGAATATGCTTCGCGTATCAGCTCACGGCTTTCTTTACTGAGCCGATTCATGCGCCGCACCTGTGCGTCCCTGCGTAGCGTCCCTGCCACGTCGACATCAAGGGTCAACCGCTTCAGCTCCCTGCCGAGTTCGTCAAGCCGTGCATCGATCCTCTTTTGCATGCCAGCATCCACTCTGGCAAGCTGCACGTCCTGTGCGATAACATCCTCCTGAACCCTGTCCGCTGCTGTTTGTGCCATGTTATTTGCCCTGGTACTCGCGCCATTTCTTCATGGCCGCATCTACCAATTCAGCTGCCCACGCTGGGCGCCAGAACCATCCGGCCGCAACACCAACTATTACACCAATGATTATCATCACTTAGTTACTCCGCATCATCCGTCAAATTGTCGTCGTCCGGCAGCTCTGATTCTTCGCGCTCCTCAGAGAATTCACCTAACCTGTGAGAATGGCCGGCGACCTCCGAAGTCTCGGTGCCGGTAACCTCCCACTTGTGCTTATGTCCACGCACTATATTCGTAAAGCCGTTGGCTTGCAAGACGTGCACATGCCCGTCGGTCTCGCCGGTCTCATCACCAATCATGTTCCCTTGCTCGAGCTCGGCTTCGGTAATCCCCGGCCGATCCCCGGGGGATTCGAGGTCAAGCAAATCGATTTCGGTTTCCGAATCAAAGTTGTCGGACAACAAGTTGCGGCGCTTCAGCTCTTCCCAGTAGGTCAGCTGGCTAAGGTCGCCGCGGGTACGCATCTGGCCGAGTTCCTTGATGTCATCGACATCGCGCTGCGTCAGGGTGAAGTCCTTGAACAGTTCAACGCTGCCGCCGGCATCATCACCCATGCCGAGGAAAATGCCAAAATAATCAAGCATTTCCTCCAAACTGTTCTCGAGCTCGCGGGCAAACATCGACAGCGGGCTATCGGCTTCGGCCTGGTCGAGGCTACGGCCCGTGGCCGTCTCGCGTGAACCCTGGGATCCCGGACTCCTGCGCACCAGCATATTCAGGCCAAGAGACGACATGCGCTCAACCAGCACCTCAAGATCCCGGGCGCCGGCCTCGATGCCCTTCCCGGAATGCTCGACGTATTTCAAATCACTGGAAATCTGGCCCCTGATAAATGTCGTTGACCCGACCGAAAGTTTTACGACCGAATCCTCATCGCCCAGCCCTGAGCCAAACAGGATCGGCACCCGGGCAACGTGCAGGATGTTGCGCTGATCGCTGTCTGATTGCCAGTGGGTGATATTCAGGTGCGCGACGTCAAGCATGGCTGGTGCGCCTACCATGAAATTGCGCTTATTGGAATAAACGGTGACTAATGGTATAAAATCCAGTACTTTACCGCCGGCAATGACTTCGTGCGATTCGGCCAGGACCCAATCTTGCTGATTATCTCCGACCATACGCAGCTCGTATGTGCGGTAAAAGCCCGGCTCCAGCACACGTATGCGCTCCACCGCCCGCTGCTCGAATTCGCTCACATCCTCATACGATTTCTCGTAGATACGGACCTGAGTCAGGATCCGGCGACCGTTCACAACCTCGGATTTCCACCCAATGACCTGCGTAGCATTGTAGTGGATGGCGTACGGCCGGATCTCCTGTTGGCGCTCCTCGAGCACCGTGGTTTCAGGGTCAACCTGTGGATAATCAACGAGAATGTAGGTCAGGCCGTGATTCAGGGCCGATTCCCCGACCTGCTTGGTGAATACATCAATGTCAGTGGCCTGGCCATCGATATTTCCTCGATAGCTCTGGATTGCTTCCGGCACATCGTCCTTCAAGGTCACCGGCTGTTTCAGCGGCTTAGACACAAGCTTTTCGATCGTGTCCCTGTAGATATTCGTTAGGACAGACTGCCTCAATCGGGCCCGGTACGCTGATTCCGGCTCGTCAGGCATTTGGGGTAAGTACTTACGCCCAGAATTGCGCATAGCGTCAGTGCCGCCCCACAGAGTATTCACAAGGGCCCAGTTCCCAGACATCGCCACGTATTCAGGCGACTTCTGTGCGACAGGGTTCTTGTTTGTCGTCCCATGGGTTGAGGTGCTGCTGTTAGCCCGGTGACCCGGCCCGCTGCTATGCACATTGTGAGTCATAGGTAAAGAGCCTCGCTAATTGTCTGAACTTTGCGAACAGGAAATTCTTTCGCAATATAGTAGCCTAATCCGTCACTCAAATGTGTGAGTTTCGGGTCAATTTTCTTGTCGATCTCACCTGATCCGCCGGACAGCAGCCGGACACCCTCGAAGTCTCGCACGATATTTGGCGCGGCGATTGGATCAATCATCAAGTGGATTCGGTCGCTGCCTGATTTCAAACGCGTATTCACAGCATTGACCCGTGATCGCTCGCTAGGGTTCGCCCGCGGTACGCGCATGTGGGTCCGATTCGACCCAAAATGGGCATACAGCCCTTTCGAGACAAGGTCCCAGTCATTACCTTCAGTTGCTGACGTTTTTCTCGAACCACCTGTTGCATCACCGTATACGAATATTCGGCCTTCGTGGTTCCCCCAGTCGGCGATAATTTTCTTCACAACAGCGGGTGTGTTGCTGTTGTTCGGTATATGGACTTCTCCAATAACCCCCGTTCCGCGCTCTTCTGCTGCTTGCATCCCTGCGAAAAGTTCGCCGCCCTTCAATGCCACTGGCTCGTCAGGTGTCAGCCTGCGAGGAAAAGACATCTCTTGTGCAATGGTGGCGGTGCCCGGATTCACATTAAAGTCGAAGCACAAAATCAAGTCGCCCTTAGCATTATACCTATCGAGAAGTTTTGCGCAATGCAAATTTTCATCGAATGGATAATACGCCCGGCCCTCGAAGTTCAGGAAATCGGCTTCGTACTCTTGGGCGAATGTCAGCGGGTCCAGGTCGAGGCGCGCTGCTTCGACCACCGCGGCCGGGAGTATGTCTGCTGATTTCCATCTGAACCGATCCCAGTCCGGGAGCGTAGCAGCTTTGCGATACAGGTCATGGTAGTGATTGCGGCCTTCGGGAACACCGGTGAATATGCAGAAGCCCTCCCTATCCTCGAGTGCCGGCCTGACATTCTCCGGCCACGCGTGGGCTTTCATGTTGGCGTACTCGTCAAGTATCCCGCCATCCCACGGCGTACCCTCGATGCGCTCAGGCTTGTCCATGCCTACGACCCACAACATGGCGCCTGTGGCAAGAGTTATGGAAAGCTCGCTTTCTGATTTATCAACCATGATGTCCGGGTGAACCAGAGCCTTTAGGTCTTTCCAGAAGATGCGCTTTGCCTGGTCGCGCGTTGGCGCCCCGAAAAAGAAAGCTGGCGATATTCCTGTGGCGCGCATGGCGCTGTACAGGACTTTTCGCTTTCCAATCTCAGTCTTGCCCGATCGGCGGCCGGCCGGGACTACCTGAAATCGGGCGGTTGAGCGCCAAAAGCGTTGTTGCTCCGCATGATAGCGGAGCGGCGTCCATCGCTCAGTGAGCAGTGACCCCTGTCGTAACATCTTCCATTTCCTGTAGTAAGGTTCTGATTCTGCGCGCCTTTTCGTCTGCTGACTCGCCCGTGTCGTGGGTGTTTAGCACCCCTATTATCTCGGCAATCTTATCGTTTGCACGCAGTCGGTCGTAAAGTTCGAGCACCGGACCGTGCTGGGTATGGGATATTTTCTTGATAGAAAGGCGCTGCTGCTGGGTCAGTTGATTCAACGGTCGAAGCATCGCGCAGTCCGTGTCCGGTTCGAAATAGTCAATAATGTCGGCATTAGCAATCGCCGCATACCGCGCTATGACTCGCTCCCGGGTCTCGGTTGCCGTGTTGACCGCGGCTACTTTGTCGTGAAATATGACCGCTTCGATGTCCGGATCAACCAGCCATTGTTCGGCGATCTCGATCGTTATCTCCGCAGCCTTGGCCGCTGCCTCTATGGTACCGGCATGTACCATCGCATAGGCGAACTGTCTTTGTTTGGTAGTAAGCATCCCGCGAAAACTTCCTATAAGAGAAATACCTACTATACTACCCGATTTCGAAAATAGAAATCCCCCCTGGCCCCCAAAAATGCAAGCGTAATAGGAGGGGTAGGTAACTTATTGATTATAGGATATATGAATAGTTAAATGTATAAGCATATACTAATAACTAGTCGGATGTATCAATACTAACCAACTACTACGTGGTATACATAAGAATGTACCGTAAACCATGGATAACTATAGGTAAACCTGAGCGATATACTATATACCATCTAAAATAAAATATAGGGTCACAAAAAAAGAGAATTTTTTTCTGGGTGGTATATAGTATTTCTCTTATAGGAAGTTTTGTCCCAGAATCACCTATGAGTGATAATTTCTAGTGAATTCAATCACTTTCTTATTTGGCCCCCACCTGGCACAGGCCAATTTCCGTGTTTTTGGTGGTATATGACAGCCTTGTGCGCGGCATCTATTTCCGAAGGCGCCATACTTATCGCATCGTTTTCAATACGATAGAGCGTTATCCGGGATATATCGAGCAATGCGGCCATGTGCGCTGCATCAATACCGCCCCGCCGGCGGAGCAGCCGCACCTCTTCCCCGGGCGATGCGAGTTTAGGCAGGGCCCAGTCTTCTATCCATCGCAGCGGCCACGACCCGCCGTGCTCCATCAGCTGAATCGTGCCTCTCGAGCAGCCAAGCATCTTCGCCGCCTCGTATTGCGACAGCCGCTCCCGCCGGCGCCAGATCCAGAACCTCTCGAACACAGTCATTTCCATCGTTTACCCTTCTACGCGACGTGCGATAATAGTCGTCCATGCGTTAAAGGACTCTAGATGTGTGATAGCTAGTGCAGCTCGAGCAGAAGCTAGCCCAAGATCGCCTTTTTCTGTTGCTTCCCAGATCAGATTCAGTAGGCGTTCAGTGTGTCTCAGGTCGTTTGTCGCAGCCTCTGGAATTTGTTTAGACATAATTAATTCTCCAATCATGCGCAGCACTGCGCGTTAGGTGTTGTTTACCCTGGCTCCTTTACGATACAAAACGTCTCAGACACCCATGTTTCGTGCTTTGGGGACTGGAAGTACTCCCATTCACCAGATTCATGCTCGGCGTGGATGCTTGACTGAATCATGGCCGCTACATGGCTGACATGCTTACTTATGAAGGTCATACCGTTTTCGGTTATTTCGTATAAAGAGAAGTTATCTGCGTTCATGTTTGTTTCCTCTTGGTTCAGGTCTGCTTTCAATTAGGTTAACGGCGTCCGTGCCGAAACCTTTAGTATATTTCGTCTTTTATTTCGTTCCATGAGTCGCGAAGGCGCCGGCGCGCCTGGCGCCGGACAG